TCGATGGCGAAAGCGGTACGGAGACGCGGAGGACAGTTCGTCGCCGTGTCCTGCCATTACGACATCGTCGATTGGCTACAACCGGACTGGCTGTATGAGCCAGCCGACAACCAGTTCACATGGAGGTCGGTTCGGCGAAGACCGGAAGTTTCACTCACCATTCGCCGAGTCAATAAGAGCGCATGGAGTACCTTCAGTCGATTTCACTATCTAAGCCAGAGCATAAACCAGTCGACGACGTGTTTCGTGGCGTTTATGAACGACACGCCCGTCGCATTCGTCGGGGTGCTGTCGTTTCCCCATGCGACGGCGTCCGGCTGGAGACTGTCGAGGACGGTCTGTCTGCCGGATTATCAAGGGCTGGGGATCGGGACTGTCATGGCTGACAAGGTCGCCTCGATGATGCGAGCGACAGGAAAACCCGTGTATGATCGAATGGCTCATCCGGCGATGATATGGACGCGAGCCAAGTCGACGAATTGGCGCATGACAGGAAAGCCGCGCAGGGTATCACCGACAGGGAAGTCGGTGGGCGACGTTCGAATGGGAGCGACCACGGCATCGGGACGGGTGACCGCCGGTTTTAAATACGTCGGGGCGATAGACTATAGAGGAGCAAAAACCCTCGCCATTATCTAAGGAGAGCAGATGCCAGATAGCACAGATTACATCTTCGAGAACTACTGGAACGAAGACGAGGAGGGGAACAAGGCATGGGAGGGCGTGTACGCTTGGGGATTTACCAATAAGGAAGATTTCTTAGACCGTCCCAAGAAACAAATGGACATCGTATTTAAGACGGTGAACTGTCGCATTCATGACGAGTATCGAATCGAAACCCATCTCAACATGCCGGAGCAAGAATGCGAGATCGCAGAAGGTGCGATCGACGCATATCTGAACTCGATGGGCTGTACCGTATGTGCCGCCGAATCCATTGGAGCAACCGTCGAGAATTACATCATCCATTTCGTGGAGAAGCTGTGGACGTTGAATCCGTTTTTTGTGAAACTTGCAGAGAATATGATCATCACCAACAGGTCGAAACAAGCCGAGATCGATAAGGTTAATAGGATTACCTATGGCTAATAAGCAAACAATGGCTGTGCGACAGCGTCAATTCCGCGTTCTTCAGTCGAAGGTCGCCGGAGCAAGCGTCCGGCAGATCGCCGATCAGGAGGGCGTCTCGTCGTCCCAGATTCAGAAAGACGTGACGCGAGTTCTTGGTGAACTCGCGAGAGAGCATGTCGGGATGGCGGATCAGGTTCGAGCGTTGCAGATGGAACGGTACAATCAAATCCTTCTTCGCTGGTATCAGCGGGCATTGGGAGGAGATGTCGAGGCGGTCAAAATTGTTCTACAGGTAATGGATAAGATATCGGCTATTCATGGAGTTGTTCCGGATAAATCAATGATTCAGGTGAACAATTCATTCGTCAGCAATGAGCCTGTCACCTTTGTAATAGAGAGTGCGAACAATGACGACACAAATCAAATACAAACGCCCCCCACTATACTCGAAGCAACAGGACGCGATCTTCACTCCTAAGAGATACGCAGTAATCGAAGGGGCGACGAAGAGCGGGAAGACTGTTGCCTGTCTTTCGTGGATCATTGAACAGGCGTTTCGAGGGCGGGAGGGGCAGACGTTTTGGTGGGTCGCTCCGGTATATCCGCAAGCGAGAATCGCGTTTCGAAGGATGCGTCGCGGACTAGATCAGCAACTCTACACAGCGAACGAATCCGAACTGACGATTCGGCTCATTAACGGCACGACCGTTGCGTTTAAATCTGGAGAGAAGCCGGACAACCTATATGGAGAGGATGTTTTTGCTGTCGTAATAGACGAGGCAACCCGTCTGCGAGAGGAGGCATGGCATGCGATTCGTTCAACCATGACAGCGACACGGGGACAGATTCGCATTATCGGGAACGTTAAAGGGCGAAAGAATTGGGCATATGTTCTCGCACGACGAGCGGAGATAGGAGAACCCGACTGGCACTATGCCAAGCTGACAGCGTACGACGCTGTTGAAGCTGGCATCGTCGTTGCTGACGAGATAGAACAGGCGAAGGGGATGCTCCCAGAGAACGTGTTCAAGGAACTGTATCTCGCAGAGCCGTCAGAGGACGGCGGAAACCCGTTCGGACAACAGGCAATTCAGCAATGTATCGGAGCAATGTCGACCGAAGAGACGGTCGTTTTTGGTGTCGACCTTGCGAAGAGTGTGGATTGGACGGTCGCAATCGGGCTGGATGAATCGGGAAACGTGTCAGCTTTCGAACGCTTTCAAGCACCGTGGGAGGAAACTTGTTACCGTCTCGGAAATATAATCAGCAACACAAGCGCACTCGTCGACAGTACGGGAGTTGGCGACCCGATTGTCGAGCGTCTCCAACGCTCTCTCGGCAACGTTCAGGGGTACACATTCTCCTCGACATCTAAGCAGAAGTTAATGGAGGGGCTGTCGCTCGCCATTCAGACGCAGGGCATCACGTATCCAGAGGGTGCGATCGTTGCTGAACTCGACGCCTTCGCTTACGAGTACACCAGAACCGGAGTGAAGTATTCTGCCCCGTCCGGACTGCATGACGACTGCGTGATGGCTCTGGCTCTCGCGGTACAGGGAAGAACAAGCGCGGCAGGGATGGGCGTATGGTGAAGCTGATCTGTTTATATGGCGGGCATCGTGATTGTCTCGGCTGTGATTGTAAATGCCACAAGTAGAAACGAAGGAACTGCGGTGCGAACAATGCGGCAAATTGCTTGCAGAAAAGGCGAGCAAAGGAACGGTCATAGTCTGTTATCGATGCAAAACAAGAAATGAAGTTTCTTAGCGTCAACAGCGTCATAGCGACATTTTAGGCACGGAAGTCGTGTCGCTGGTGACACTGTTGCAGTGTTGCAGTGGAATCCGAGGAGATTAACCTTCCCCCGTTTCATTCGTTCGCATCTAAGACAGAGGACGTGAACGAATGAATAGTTGACGGCTTTTTCAAAAAGCCTCAATATGTAACGTTGGAAGATTGTTCCTAAAATGTGGACTTGGCATGTTCCCGTAAGCCGTAAGGGGTGGATATGCCGAGTTTCTGGAATCTCTTTAATAGAACGGAAGAACTCAAACAGGTCGACGCGACTGTTCCTCTAACCGGAGGATACGGACAAACCGAAGACCCTCCCGACAATTATCAGAACTTCGCCCGTGAAGGATACGGAAAGAACGCCATCGTTTATGCGTGTATCCGAGAACTGTCCACAGCGGCGGCGTCGGTTCGCTATTTAATACAGAAGCCAACGGCAGACGGTGGCTATGTAGAGGATGAATCGGGAGAGTTTGCCCGCTTATTATCCCGTCCTAATGATTTGCAGGACTGGTACTCATTCATTGAAAAGCTGGTCACCTATTTAAACATCGCCGGAAATGTCTATGTTCTCAAGCAACGAGACGGCGTCGGCAGAGTTCGGGATTTGTATCTGTTGCCTCCCGACCGTGTGAGCGTCGCGCCCCGCGGAGACGGACGAAACGATTACGTTTATGAGATCGACTCGAAGGAATACAAAATCCCATATGAAGATATCGGGCATTTGAAATTACCAAATCCAGAGGACGATAATTTTGGATTATCGCCTCTCCATGTGATCTCGAAAATCGTTAACCTCGACATGTCGATCACAGATTTCAACAAGGCATATTTCAATAATGCCGGAGTTCCGTCAGGGCTTTTGAAACTTAAGAAGCGATTGACCTCTCAGGAGGAAGCGAACATCATCCGCAATCGATGGCGTTCATCTTTCGGAGGGACGAACAATCTTCACTCGGTAGCGATACTCGACGAGGATGCGTCGTATGAACAGATGGCATCCGCACCGAAGGACATGGCAATGACCGAGGTTCGAAACACTACAGAGACGCGCATCTGTGCCGTGCTGGGAGTTCCTCCCATTCTTATCTCTGCGAATGTTGGACTTCAAAGGTCGACCTATAGCAACTATAGAGAAGCGCGATTCGCTTTCTTTGCAGAGACAGTCAACCCGTTAATCACACGAATAGTTCGTTTTTTTAATTTCATGTTAGAACCAGACTTTCCGAACGACGGACAATTCGCTGTCGACATGAGCGAATACAGGGCATATCTCGACGAGGACGACAGCATCACGAACAGAGCGTCCGAGTTGTTTGTTTCCGGTATCGTGTCACTAAACGAAGCGCGGGAAATGGTTGGGATTGAAGCCGTAAACAACGGAGATATCCGACGCATTCCCACGACAACAACCGAGGTCGTTGTCGGTGAACTTCCAATAGCACCGATGAATCCTATTATCGCCGCACAGCCGCTCGAAGAATTGAAAGGAATCCCAGCGGTTGGAGCGGTCGCAGACCGAGCCAAGCGCATGAGCCGAAGACTTATCGTCGAGCGCGAATCTCTGACGGATAAATGGACACCGGAATATCAAAAATATTTTCGCAGTCTTCAGAACAGGGTCGACGGGATACTCGGTCGGCTAATGGAAAGGGGACAAGGAATCGAGGTTATCAAAGCAATGCCGCAGGATTACGCGGAACTGATACCAGAGGAATCGGCACAGCAATTGTCGGGCATTCTTTTCCGTCAGTATTCAGACGGAATCGAGACGACATTTGCGACAGTGAACGATGCCGGAGTCGCTGG